TGGGGTCTTGTGACTGAAGATGAAATCTATATTGCAGGTCGTAAAAATATTGCATATGATATTGGCGGTGTAACTCAACTTGATTATCTCAATCTCTATAAGAAGTTTACTTACAAGGCACAAGAATCATATCGTTTGGATTATATTGCAAGTGTTGAACTTGGTCAAAAGAAACTTGATCACTCTGAGTATGATACATTCAAGGACTTTTATACAAAAGGTTGGCAGAAGTTTGTTGAATATAACATCATTGACGTAGAACTGGTTGACCGCATGGAAGACAAGATGAAGTTAATTGAACTTGCAATCACAATGGCCTATGACGCAAAGGCAAACTATGTTGATGTATTCTCACAAGTTCGTATGTGGGATACGATTATATACAACTATCTAAAGAAAAAGAATATTGTCATCCCTCCAAAGAATCGCTCACAAAAAGATGCAAAGTATGCAGGTGCGTATGTGAAAGAACCGATTCCGGGAAAGTATGATTGGGTAGTTAGTTTTGACCTTAACAGTCTATATCCTCATTTGATCATGCAGTATAATATTTCCCCAGAAACTTTGATTGAGCAAAGACATCCTTCAGCAACTGTTGATAAAATTCTTGCAGAAGAAATAAACTTTGAATTATATAAAGATAATGCTGTTTGCCCAAACGGGGCAATGTATCGAAAAGATGTTCGTGGTTTTCTACCAGAACTGATGGAAAAGATTTATAAAGATCGAACCATATACAAAAAGAAAATGTTGGAGGCAAAGCAACAGTATGAGAAAACAAAAACCAAGAAATTGGAAAAGGAGATTGCAAGGTGCAACAATATCCAAATGGCACGGAAGATACAACTTAATTCTGCTTATGGTGCTATTGGTAATCAATACTTTCGTTATTACAAACTTGCGAACGCAGAGGCCATCACTCTATCTGGACAGGTATCAATCCGATGGATTGAAAACAAAATGAACCAAAAGATCAATCAAATTTTAAAAACGGAGGATGTTGATTATGTCATTGCTAGTGATACTGATAGTATCTACCTTAACTTGGGCCCTTTGGTTGACGCTGTATACAAAGGGCGAGAGAAAACTAATGAAAGCATTGTTGCGTTCCTTAATAAGATCTGTGAGATGGAATTTGAAAAGTATATTTCGAGTTCTTACGAAGCGTTGGCCGCGTATGTAAATGCCTATGATCAAAAGATGTTTATGAAGAGAGAGAATATTGCAGAGCGTGGCATTTGGACAGCAAAGAAAAGATATATTCTAAACGTATGGGATAGTGAGGGTGTTCGTTATGATGAACCAAAACTCAAGATGATGGGTATTGAGGCAGTCAAGTCATCAACTCCCGCACCTTGTCGCACTATGATTAAGGATGGACTCAAGTTGATGATGAATGGTACAGAAGAAGATGTAATTAAATTTATTGATGATTGTCGTGCAAAGTTCAAGACACTTCCACCAGAAGAGATTGCATTTCCTCGCACTGTGTCGAATGTTAAAAAGTATTACAACTATACTGACATCTATGTAAAGGGCACACCAATACATTGTCGTGGTGCACTTCTTTTCAATCACTACATTAAGAAGAATAAACTTGATCGCAAGTATTCATTGATTGGTAATGGTGAAAAGATTAAATTCATATATCTTAAAAAACCAAACATTATTCGTGAGAATGTAATATCATTCATTCAAGACTTTCCAAAGGAACTTGGACTTGACAAGTACATAGATTATGATCTACAATTTGAGAAGAGTTTCGTGGAACCACTCAAAGCAATACTTGATGCGATTGGGTGGAATGTCGAAAAAACTGTTAACCTTGAACTATTCTTTACATAATGGACTTACCAATTGATAAGCAAGAGTTTGACTACATAGTTACTGCACTATGGAAATGTCGAAAGAGCGAAGATAAATGTGGTGATTTATATAATAAGATGAAACTGGTTCAAGAAGTTATGGATGCAAATCCCGGAGGGCCATATAAAAAGATCCTTCGTGAAGAATACAATATGGTGGTATAATGAAAATAGATAAACACTATGATCCTACAGATGATCTTGAAAAAGAACTTCTACAGGAACTTGATGATATTGCAAGACAACTCAACGGAAAGATTACTTACAGTTCTTATGGGAACAGTATGGGTAAGTCATCTAAAACAGTAACCATTGAATACGACATTACAGAATAGTATGGACTTTTTAAAAGAAATAGTAAAAGAGATAGGAGATGAATACACGCAGATTGCGTCAGATATTGATGAAACTGAAAGATTCATTGACACTGGATCCTACATTTTTAATGGACTCATTAGTGGGTCTATTCTTGGCGGGGTTAGCAGCAATCGTATTACTGCCATTGCTGGTGAGTCGAGCACTGGTAAAACTTATTTTTCGCTTGCTATTGTCAAAAACTTTTTGGACACTAACCCTGATGGGTATTGTCTCTATTTTGACACTGAAGCAGCCGTCAATAAAGGACTATTGGAGTCTCGTGGAATTGATACGACACGGTTGGTTGTTGTGAATGTTGTAACAATCGAAGAGTTTCGTAGTAAGGCACTTAAGGCAGTTGATATATACTTGAAGACAGAAGAGGAGAATCGCAAACCTTGCATGTTTGTATTAGATTCTCTTGGTATGTTGTCAACAGAGAAAGAGATAAAAGACGCATTGGATGACAAACAGGTTCGTGACATGACCAAATCACAACTTGTCAAGGGTGCATTTCGTATGCTAACATTAAAACTTGGTCAAGCAAATATTCCACTTATAGTCACAAACCATACCTATGATGTCATCGGATCTTATGTCCCAACTAAAGAAATGGGAGGAGGCAGTGGCCTCAAGTATGCCTCGTCTACAATCATTTATCTCAGCAAAAAAAAGGAAAAGGATAAGACAGAGGTTGTTGGAAACATTATTAAAGCTAAGACGGCTAAATCCAGACTCTCAAAAGAAAACAAACAAGTAGAGATAAGACTGTACTATGACGAAAGAGGTCTTGATAGATACTATGGTCTTCTAGAGTTAGGAGAACTTGGTGGTATGTGGAAGAATGTTGCCGGTAGATATGAGATTGATGGCAAGAAAATATATGCAAAACAGATATATGCAGAACCAGAAAAGTACTTTACATCAGAAGTATTAGAAAAGTTAGACGAAATTTCAAAGATTACATTCTCATATGGAAAGAATTGAAACCACGATTCTTCGGAATCTTGTTTATAATGAAGAGTATGCTCGTAAAACAATTCCTTTTATACAATCTGACTTCTTTGAGGAGAGGAGTGAAAAGATTATATTTGAAGAGATTGTTTCGTTTATCACAAAGTATGATTCATGTGTAACTTTAGAAGCACTAAATATTGAGGTTGAAAATCGAACAGACTTAACAGCAGAAGAAGTTAAGAATATCAATGACATCAGTAAAGAATTAAATGACTTACCTGTAGATAATCAATGGTTATTGGACACTACTGAGAAGTGGTGTCGTGATCGTGCGATTTATCTTGCTCTGATGGAGTCAATTCATATTGCTGATGGCGATGATGATAAAAGAAATCGTGATGCGATTCCTTCAATTCTTTCTGAAGCATTAGCTGTGTCTTTCGATAATAATATTGGACACGATTACATACTAAATGCTGATGACAGATACGAATACTATCACAGAACAGAAGATAAGATACCCTTTGATCTCGAATACTTTAATAAAATTACCAAAGGTGGTTTACCTAATAAGACTCTTAACATCGCGCTTGCTGGTACAGGTGTCGGGAAATCTTTATTCATGTGCCACTTTGCTAGCTCCGTGCTGCTCCAAGGGAGGAACGTTCTCTACATTACAATGGAGATGGCAGAGGAAAAGATTGCAGAAAGAATTGATGCAAACTTATTAAATACAGCAATCCAAAATCTAAGTGATTTACCTAAACCTATGTTTGATAAGAAGGTTGCAAAGATTGCAAAGAAGACACAAGGTCAGTTAATTATTAAAGAATATCCTACAGCAGCAGCACACTCAGGACATTTTAAAGCATTACTTAATGAACTAGCGTTGAAAAAATCTTTTAAACCTGATATAATATTTGTAGATTACTTAAATATATGTGCATCTTCTCGTTACAGGACTGGATCTAATGTCAATTCTTACTCGTATATCAAAGCGATTGCGGAAGAACTCCGTGGTCTTGCAGTTGAGGCTAATGTACCTATCCTCTCCGCTACTCAGACGACTCGCTCTGGCTATGGTAGTAGTGATGTCGATCTTACTGACACAAGTGAGTCCTTTGGTTTACCTGCCACTGCTGATCTTATGTTTGCTCTTATTAGTACGGAGGAACTTGAGGGGTTGGGGCAGATAATGGTTAAACAGTTAAAGAATCGTTACAACGACCCTACCATATTTAAAAGATTTGTTGTAGGAGTTGATCGTGCAAAGATGAGATTATATGACTGTGAACAAAAGGCACAAGAAGATGTGCTTGACTCTGGAACAAAAGAGGAGTATAATGAAGAAAAAGTTCCTAAAAAAACTTTTGCAGAATTTAAGTTTTAATTATGTCTGGAGACTACAATACACATAATGACCAACAACCTCATATAAACTATGCAGGATCAAAAGTTGACTTGGATAAGTATGCTTTATTCGTGGATGGTGTCACATCCGATCCCAGTAAAGATTATAAATCTTTTCTTGAGAGTCTTAGTACCCTTGACGGAGAGGGTTCCAATATTCACAGGCTTCTTACTGCTGCTGTTGGCATTAGTGCTGAAGGTGGTGAATTCATGGAGATCGTTAAGAAAATGGTTTTTCAGGGTAAGCCTTGGAATCATGATAATCGGGAGCATCTCATTATTGAGTTGGGAGATGTTATGTGGTACGTAATGCAAGCATGTAAAGCACTACATGTTTCACTTGATGAAGTGATTGAGGGTAACGTAGAGAAGTTAAAGAAGAGATATCCCGGTGGAGATTTTGATGTTCATTACTCAGAGAATCGTGCCATTGACGACAGATAAAGCAATTGTTAAACTTATAATATACAATGGCAACCTCTCAAATGGATTGGGACAAAGAAGTTAAACTTGAAAAATTAGAGGACATGATTACAGTTTACGAAGAACACATTAAAACTCTAGAGGAAGAAAACAAAAGTTTGAAGGCACAAGTAGTGTTTTTAAAAGAACAATTAAAATACAAAACTTTTGGAAAACCATGCTATAATGAAGAGGTAAACGATAAATAGTTGGAGCAACTCTAACAACATGAGAGATCAATTAATCAAAGCACTTCTGGCCCATGCACAAGGCGACATTCAAAAACATGTAGCAAACGTAGAAGTGTATCTAACAAACCCTGCAGGTATTGGAGAACACTCTAATATTGTTGAGGCGATTGAACAGGAGTTAGATATGATTGCGAAGTATCAGGATCAGATTGATATAATTCATAAGTATTTTAAAAAGTAATGGCAGATTCCCCCAAAGAAGCAGAGGCAGCACAAGCATTATTCTGTGCTATTGTTGATTTAAAGGGTGCACCTCTCCCAACTAACATACCAAATTACATTGTTTTCAAACAGAAATTTAAAAGAGAGATAAACGCTGTTAGGAGAAAAGTAGTAATTCCGGGTGTGACTGAGAGTGGTATTGAAAAATTACTACTGAAAGATAATGAATGGTTTTTATCTTCAGTCAACATAGCGAATAAGATATTAAAGGAAACAAAAAGATTAGCAGCAAAAACACATCAAAAAATAAAACCTCCAGGCTTAGATTTATTTTACGTTAGAGGTGATCGTAATATCATGGAAAATATAGAAAAATTATGGAAACTAACGAATGAGAATGTAAAAAGAGCAAATAAAACAGATGGAAAAAATGCTTTAACATTTAATAATATTAATAAGTGGAGTCCAGCAGATATATACCTTGCATCTGCAAATGCACAAAGAACATTTAAGAAATTAGCTGAAGGTCAACAGGTATCAATAAAGGTTGGTAATTTCATGATAACGTCTGCAGATAATTTTCAAGATTTTTCAGTGCTTAATTTATTGATAAAGCATATGATTGACATGGGTGAATTACTCCCGTTATCTCTAAAGAAATCTCCTGATGGTAAAAATACAATTCTTAAAACTATCAATTACATTGAAAATGATGTACAAAAAGCATTGAAGAAGCAAGACATTAGATATCATGGTGGATTTGTTAGTAGAACTAATGACATTTTTAATTCTGTAGATACTCTTTTTCAATTTTCAAATGATAAAAGTAAGTTTATTCAATTTAGAGACAGAGGATCTTCCGGTTTTTCAAAAGGTAAAGCACCATCATATTCATATCAAGGTGTGATAATAGGTGGTAAAGCAGCATTAGACGGTGCGATAGGTGGTGGCTCTATAGGAGATATTATAAGTCAAACTGATAAAAAGTTAGGAGTAAAACTTAGTCTCTCTAACCAAAAGAAAAAAATAGAGGAGGCAGTTCGACTATCAAAGTTGATGAACACTGATATGGAGACGGCTGCTAAATCAACTATGTGTAGAGCGGTATTTAAAATCTCACAACAATATGGCCCCACATCACAAAAGTTTAAAGACGAGGTGGATTTTTTCAGTAAACTTTATAGGCATCCAAAGTTTGATAAAGATGAAAATAAAGAATTAAGAGGTGCAGTTGGTCTTGCTGATAGAAAAAGAGCACAGTTTATTTTTAGTAAATTTTTAGGTGGAAGTATGATTGCTGCTTTTGAAAAAGATAAAACAAAAGCAAATGAGATAGTTAAAAATTTGATCCTATATGCAGGATCAAGATCAAAATCATCATCACCACATTTTAAAGCAGCAGATTCATCATCATTCTAATGATTAACATCGACGAACTCATTCGATCCTTTG